TTTGACCCTTACCAGTTACGGTAATCCCTCGCTCTTTACTCTGAACGAGAAAAGGCCTGACTGTTACGCAGAACTTTCATAAGTAAATGCGGACATTCAATCGATAAAAGATCGAGCAAACCTTTAGATAACACTAAAGATTTACTTCTTCTTTTATGCGAGTCTAAATCCTCATTAAGGAATGGATCACCGATAAATGTCATATCAGAGAATGCTGCTTTCAGCAATTCTTTAATATTCAATTTATCAAAATCAATATTAGGTCGATATAAGTGATTACTCATATCATTTGAATATTGATCTAATAGGTTTTCCGTTGAAGGAAATTTGCTAATATAAAAATCCAAAGATAAAGATCTACGGATTTTGTTATACATATTAACATCACCTTCAAATGCCTTAAAAGAACCACGGGCTACCTCATAGGTCAAATAACGTCTGATGATGTTATTTAACGTATTAAGGTCCTCTCCACTTAGCGAATCTATAGCTTGAGTAGTAATACTCGGTGATAGATCCATGGAAAGGCCAAGCCCAAATATTCCTAATAAATCTCAACAGGTGGATTGCACCTTTCTTAATCATCGCTGATTAAGGATTGGTGAACCCTCCAAGAGATCTAATAAGAAATCAGAAGCAGTGTCAACTTGTACAGTCCCCAGATTTAATTCTAAAATTTTATTATTAATAATTAAATCCGGAAAGTGCACGGGAGAATTTATGAATTCAATAAGCTCTTTAGGACCCAATGGGCTAAAGTCCTTATTGTCAACAATAAGTTTCTTCGCGAATTCACAACCTCTTATATTACTGATAACGGATTTTGATAAATTAATATCAACTCCTATATGTTCCATAAGAGATAAGTAAGCTTGTGCCACGATTTCGTTAGCAATAACGATATCATCCCCAAGTATAGCATATTCTTCGAATCAAGTACGAATACCGACTCTCTGAGCAGCTATTTGAACAATCAGATGATGCGTTAAGGCTAGCATGGCCCAAGAGGAGAGTGCACCCATCGGTTGACCGACAGCATAACGGTAATCTCCGTTATGATCGGGGAATTCAACTGAATCGAGATGATAATCTCTATTCAGAAGAAGATCCCGTCACGCCTCAGCAGTAAGCCTATCATTAAATAATAATGTAAGGATATCTGTTTGAAGCGCTATAGGTAACCTATCAGTTGCTGCAGAAAGATCAAAGGAATAAAACTTGACCAGACTCTTATTTTCCATTAGAGCCTTTACCGGTTTTAATTGATTAAAAGTACCATCCTGAGGTATTTGAGATAAAATCTCAAATAGTGAAGAATGTAATGGTTTAAGTAAACTTTGAGTTCATGCATCAACGATGGCAAACACCCTCACTTTACCTGCTGCTTCTTTCTTTAGACTTAGTTTCCCCGCTTTCAACTTCGACCCTTCTTGATTATATTGTCATGATGATTTAAGACCACCAATGGTTACTTTACCTAGAGTTTTTGATTCTAGTAATAAAGTACCATCAGGCTTATCTCAAAATTTCAACTCCTCTTGAAGTTGTTTCCATAATCCGACGTGATTTGTGTTTCTAGCAAAAGCTTCGAAACATTTCAACAAATCAGGGCGTTCCTTTAATGCAAGTGCATCAATAGGAAAACCCAATATCTGATTACGGGCATTTGGTCCCGCTGAAGTAAGGCGCAACAAGTTACGGCTTACCACCAAGAACGACTCTTCGGTCTGCTTAAAGTAATCAAATGTCTTCTCAGACACCAGTGCTTTAAGCCTTGGTACAACCTTCGAAACCTCTGGTAAAGTCTCACAAAGTCCTGTAAAAGGACTAGTGATAGTTTCCAGTTTAAGTTTTGGATAGGCCGGTATTGCCCTAAAGATTGAAAGAATAGTCAGGGTTAACTTAATTATATTTTGGTCGTTCTTCTCTATAAAGAGACGGATACTTCCGGGTATAATCAATGGTAACCCCCTTCGCATAGCCACCCTAATCTGTAAATCAGATTTAGGAAGCTCTCCAGCGACAGTTTTCATCGTTAAACGATGCGATTCCTTTAAGTAGGATACCGTAAAACTCTTTCCACTAAGTGAATAGAGTAGTCAGATTCTTTTCCCAAGGATCATAAAACTATCATGGAGTTGCTGATGATTGTAAAGTAACAGTCAGACTGAGGTCCTAACGAATTGTCAGTAAATTTTCTGAGAAAATTTTACAAACTTTCGAGAACCTCACTGTTTATTTTTATTGTTTTTTATTGATTTCATTTTATATATTAATTTGATTTTAGTAAAACACATAAAGATAAACCGCCAGCCAGTAATCGACCTTGAGAAGTAAAACGCTGTAATACAACTCAAAGCCAATCCTTTGACTGGGGGGTCATACGCTTATACCTCTTTATTGTGCGTATAGGTTACAATCCTATATCAGCCATTAAGTATAAGTTGTGAGTAACCGGAGTATTCCTCCTAGTGCACACGTATTTGGACTGACCAGTAGACCTATTTCGAAGTTTCCCGACCGAAGTCGTTAAACTAGGACGTAAGTCCGGC